TGCCAGCCACAATATTGTTTTCCGTTATATTCAATACCTAAGGCTATCTTCATTGGAAAATACTCCTAAAACGATTTCAAATTTGACCGCACTTTGCCCGAAAAGAAAAAACACCAATAACTCATCATTATTGGTGTTCTTATCACAAGCTAAAAATTAAGCACGTTTGAAGTCAATATGTACAAATTTAAAAACACCAATTTTTAAATAATAAAATCAGTTTATTATGTTTCTGTGATATTGTTTATTTCCGAAATTATATATATTTTTCCGAAACTAAGAAAGTTACAGGGCTGTAATAATGCCATAAAATAGGGCATAAAGACATTCGGATTCTTCAGAATGTTTACTATGCCCTGAATATGGAAGAAGTTGCTGAACTTCTAGATTAAGGCAGAGTATCAGGGAATGGATCGTCTGTTAGCCAGGTGATAACAGGTAGCCTCATATAATCAAGGTCTGCTGTTGGCACTTTATCCTTAAATCTCAACTCGATATAAGCTCTATCACCTATGCTAGCAACATACACAGTTGCGATCTCATCACCGTCATCACTATAAAACGGAAGCATTATAGGTGTGCGTGTACGAAACCCTAACGGGATTTTGAAATCAGGCAGAATATTCATCCGTTTTGCGTGATTTTTACGAGTAAATTTAGGATTACTGCTCCCGTAAAAAGAAATAGTGTCCCAACGCCCCGCATAGAAAGAACACTCAACTCTGTTATTCACTCGTCTTAAATGAATAGCCCCCTCTTTAATATTTACAGAAATGTTAGATAGTCGTCTAATACCTGTATCACCCGATATAACAGTCCACTGTCCATTTTGCTTTTGCCATAGGTATGCTCCAACGCCTGCACCGTTTGTTGAGTTATAAAAAGTTCCGTTTGGCTCATTACCTTTAATCTTATTTTCATAAACGTTAGACCCATTAAGAAACCTTGTTGTGTCAGGTTTATCGGGTCTGCCGTCTCCAGTGATTATTAACGAGTTGGTAGATTGACTGTTACCGCCAGTTGGTATCATACCCTCAACTCGTTTAACTTCACTACCCATAAATTCGGCAAATTCTTTGACTGTTGTATCAAATCCCATTATCTACTGTACCCACGTTGATACGCTTCTTTAAGGTTAATACTGTCTAACGTTGTAAATTTACCTGCAAGAAGTGTTAAAGATTGATTTGTTTGAGTAATTTTTTGAATTAATTTATTCAAGCCGTCCTCGCCAGTTTGAATATTTTTAAGTAACTCGCCTAATTCTTTGATAGTATCAATGCTTTCTTCAACTTGACCGCCTAAAAGCTCGTTTTTAACATCAGCTTTCGCTTGTGCTAACAATTCGAGAATTTTCTTAGCAGATAAGGTTGAACTATCGCCTGTCGCACTATCATCAATACCTGCACTACTACTTGATAAAGCGGAAATCGACTGTTTCAACTCGTTAATCGCACCTACAATCGAGCTTTTTTCCGTAGTATTTAATAGAGATAACGCTCCGATAAGTTTAATGATTTCCTTATCTTTCATACCTACAAATTCGGCAAATTCTGTGAGTGTTTGGTGAAATTCTTGGCTTGCCATGTTATAAAGCTCCTATATTGTAAAATGCTTTTAATTCTTCGATAGTTGGTATTTTTTCCTTTCTCTCGCCAATTTCTTTTATTAGCCGGACTTTTACTTTGATTTTTGGCTTTGTCCGCTTAACTAGCTTAATGATCACTCAGCCTCCGTTACGTCATGAATAAGTGTAAATCCACCACCAGCAAGCGTTTGAACCAAGCCTTGCTGACTAGTGCATTGTAAATCCCAGGTAGCAAATTCCCATTTTGCTCCTTGTGTTTTATCGTGTGAGATAGAAACGGTCACAATATTTTGATTAACAGTTATCTCACCTGTTTCAGTTGATAATTTAATCAATTCACCTTTCTTTGGTTTGATCCACATATCAAAACGAGAGCCAGTTAAATCTGATTGAGATTCATCATCTTCTAGCAGTTCGAAAGACCATCCATCATCATCGCCACGCACTGTTTCTAGTTCGATATTTTCCATATTCTCTCCAATAAAAAACCGCACTTTAAAAGTGCGGTTGTTTTGTTGTTTACTGCTCTACTTTTCCACCGGCAAACATATATGGGTTTACATAGCCTATATATGTTTCAGGGCTAAAATCTTCTGGTTGAGCCTTAACTAGCTCACCTAAAGCCCATTCATAAGGGATTTTTTCCCAACCTGGCACCGCTTGGATAGTAAAAGTATTTACAGATAAGGATTCTTTGCCTTCATCCTTTTTAGCTTTTGATACATAAGATGCAATAGTGACAAATGTACTATTATTGATATAGTCAACTTGCAAGCCTGTGACTGCATGATGTTCTGACATGGCACCAGTACGAATATCTTCGATTTGTTTTGTGATGAATTTCATTTTTTTACTCCTTATTGAGACATTGTTGTTGTGTTTGATACTGCGTATGCTGTAACGCAGATTTTTGGGGCGTCACCGCCAACATCAAAAAACTCTGGCGGTGTATTTTCTCCGTGGTGCGTATATAAATATCTGTGCGATTTATTAGCCTCAACTGTGAATGTTTTATGTGAATTAACGATAAAGAAAATTCTCTTGACAGGTGCGGCGGATACATTTATCCATGCCTGATAAAAATCAATAGTTTTATAAACCCTAGCAATAAACACCTCACACAAATTACCACCAACCAACTTATTGACTTCAAGCGTCCCAGTAAATTTACCAGTTACAGCTTCCAGTCTTGCGCCTTTGATTACGCCACCTTCGACAATTGCACCTTTTACTGTGCCACCGCTTACCACAGCACCATTAACCGTGCCACCATTAACTGTTGCACCATTAACGGTGTTACCAGTAATGACACCACCAATTATTCTTGGTGCTCTAATCTCCTGATTAGCCTGTATATGGTCGCCACGTATTGTATCAGCAATGATGCTACCGCCATGAATTGCACTTACACCGGCATTTGCCCATGGACTAGGCTCTGCCGAATATTCCGTACACTCTTCAAGCATAGCTCTCATTAAAATCAATCTCTGCTTTCCGTTACCACGGCTAGAAATTTGTAGTCTTACATATCCACTTTCTGGTGCGGTGAATTTTGAGTAATATCTAGGCATATTCATAAAGCCGTGATACCCATCATTTCTACTTCCGCTGCTAGCAATCACTCCATCAGTAGTAGATAACCTTCCTGAGTTTACGCCAGGGCTACTTTGTGTGTATATAGGATATTCAATTTTGCCACCATGAATTGCACCATAAAATGAGAATATATAGCTTTTGCCAGGTATCAACTTAACATCCTGAGCGATGCTTACAGCCCAAGCATTATCTCCGGTTCCGGTATTCAGCCAGTTTACACATCTGTCTGTATTAGGATCTATTCCGCTGAAAAAATCATTTTCAAATCCGCTATTTTCGTGGTCTAGCCTAAATGCTCCTACCGAAAAATTTCCATCACCGGTTTGCACATCTCGCCAACCGAACGGCTTACCATTGTTATCTGGAAAAAAAACAGGATTGTAAAGTAAGTTCGTCCCAGAGCCAGCAGAAAACTTATCTCTCGTCACCGACCCTGCTACGACCAAATCACCACGAATACCAACTTGCCCATTTGCAACAGAAAACACTGGTTTTACATTACCGTCATTCGCATTTGCCACAATCCCGAATTTATCAGCCATAACAATGACCGAGCTTTCTTCTTGATTTGCACCAAGTGCGATACCAGCAACAGCAGTTCTTCCACCAGCAATAGCTTGCGTTTTGATTGTGTGCATCGAGCTAACTTTGCCATTAAGTCCTGCTACAACACTACTCACCTGTGATACTGTTGATTCTGCATTGCCAACTTTAGCGGTTAATGCGTTAATTTGTTGTGCATTCGCTTTATCACTTTGCGCTTGAGCTTGTCTTACTGCAGTAATGCCTGATAAAGCTGATTCTGCCTTAGCTGTCACAGTTTTAATTGTTTCAGCTTGTGCTTGGTCTGCTTTTTCAAGATTTTTAATTGCGGTTCCCGATGATTGAGCCTGTGCAGCTATTTGAGCTAATGCACCTGCGACAGCGGTTTGTCTTGTTTTAGCTTCTTCGCCAACAGCATTATTAATATCGGCTTTAATGGAGTTAATAAGCTCTTGACCAAGTTGGGATTTAGTAATTTTCCCTTCTAACGCATTTAACAAGTTATCAGGATTATGATCTGCTTCACCAAATACTGCTTCGGTAAATTCACCTTTGTTACCTTGTTTATCTACTCCTCGTAAATAAAAGTAATAGCCTGTCGATAAAGGCACACCATTGATAACATAGTTACTTTGAGGATATGGCAGCGTTGCCACTTTCACTGCAGTGCTTATGTCATTTGTATTGCTACGCCAAATCTCAGTGCTAAACCCAGGTGTAAATGTCTTAGGTAAATCCCAATCAAGCTCAATAGCAAACAACAAAGATTTACTAACAAATCTAGGAATGTTGAGATTAATCTCAAATGAGCGTGTTACAGGATCTGACAATTGGCCACTTTGGTTTTTAGCTCTTATTTCTGCGGTATAACTACCATCAGGCAATCCTTCAAATGATATTTCTGGATTTTTTAAGTTTAGATATGTTTTAAAAACCTTTCCGTTGCGATATAACCGCACTTCATAGGTTAATAACGTATCTGTTGTAGGTACTGACCAAGTGAGTTTTATACCGTCAGCGCTATAAACTACATCAGCATTAGTTACTTTTGTTAATCCATTGTGCATAGTTGTAACAACTGGCACAAAACTTGCACTACCATCAACAATCGTTTCTTTTTGCGGTTCATGCTGCAGTGCGGTTATGGTATAACTTCCGTCATCGTTTTCAGTAATGCCGAGAGCACGATAAAGCTGAGTAGATACTTGCGGTGTTTTTAATACCCAATCATCCATTACATTCAAACCAACAGGATTGGTTTCTAATGTAACAACCGATTTATTTGCATTATCTACATTGATGATTTTGATTTTCACCAACTGCATATCATCATTGAGATAACTTAAATAGCTATTACCAGTGATTTCTACAGGTTGATCAAGCGTTACTTTCTTGCCATTTATCGCTACAACTCGTCCACCAAGTGCTTTACCCGCAAAATCATTATCGGCAATTTCAATGATGTCACCTGGTAAATGCAATAATCCTTGGCGGCCTACTACAAAGGTAATAGTACATTGTTCAAGACGAGATGTTTCTAACACCCATTTGCCGTATCGGTGAGCTTGCCCACGACTTGTACAGCCATAAGCTGTAATTTTCTTAACATTGTAGCCATAGCGAGCAATCATTAAATCATCTGCAACGTACTCAACCGCCTTTTGATAGAAATTACGTTCATCGGCATATTCAACTTCTACTGCAGTGAAAATTGTCTTTCCTGCTGCGAATTGGCG